GCTCTGGCTCGATTCCCAACCGGATGCACCGCCTAAGGCCTCCACAGCGCTCAAATAAGCGCGTTTTCAAAAGACCCGTTTAGCCCTTCAGATAGTCCGAAACGATCTCCAAAATCTCTGCTTCGTCCTCACTCGACAATCCGAGGTAGGGTCGGGCTGGCATTTCGACGGATCTCGCCCCGTGGGTCACCCACTGAGCAAAGTTGGACTTGCTCTTCTTCACGAAGCGGTTGCCAACCACGCCACCCTTTTCCTTGAAGTACACCTGCTGTGATCGAGCAGCGTGCTCGATCTTGCCGCCGTCCTGGTGAATAGCACCGTAAGGACGGTCGGTGCCAAACTCCAGCCCATCGTCCGTCACCCGGTGACGGAGTGTGTCGAGCAGAGCCCCGGACTCGCGCAGGATCTTGTTACCTTTCTTTCTGGCCAAGGTACGCGGTGACAGTGGAGCCCAAGGCGTGCCATCAGGCGCGACCTGGCGGCGAGCGCGGGCATCGGTGGACATGTGCAGGTATTCCGCAATGTCATTGAGCGGCGTCCGCAGCGAGCCCAAGCGCTCAATCAACAGCTCCAGCTCGCGCCCAACCACCGAGGCGTCAAATGCTACTTCAAGTATTGCGCCGGCCACGGCTGCCTCCTTCTATATACAAGCGGATTGATCAATCACCGTCCAAGCGGCGATAGACCCGGACGCCAATGCGCAACTGCTCCAGGTACTCAGGATCGCTGCCAGCCTGGGCAAGCGTGGTGACGCCATCCCAGCCATCCGGGCCGACTTCAAACACGGCCAGCGCTGGCACTGCCTCTCCATCCAGCTCCAATCGGCTGAGGTATCGGCGACGCAGCACGGCCTTGTTTTGCTCGGCCATCCATTCCAGCCTGACCCATACCTCATCTGGTTCTTGCAGCGCATCGGCGAGCAGCAGCAACTGACGACCGCTGACTTTTAATGCGCCCTCTTTGGCATCAGGAAACAAACCTCGACCTATCACGACGCTGTCGCCAACCTTGTCGCGGAATACGGCCGGGCTGCTTTCGGTAGCGCCGAACTCGTCCAGGAACTTGCTGACGTACTCTTCATCAGCCAGCCCTTCCGGTATGAGCCGATTCGCCGCTGCCGGCCGGGGCGTAGGGAGTGGACCAGGAGCGCGCCGGTTAGGCAGCCCGGCGCTCGGTATGGGGCTGGACTTCGCACCAGGTGCCGGGATCGGGTCATGGGCTCGCAGTGGCGGCACGGCAGATGACAGCCGCGACTGCCCCGGCGCATGTTCGAATCCTGGATCAATGCCCAAGGGCACGCGCACGCTGCGCGGACCGTTGGGGCTCTTGACGCCGATGATGCGGGTTTCGTACTCGACCACTGGGGCCGGGCCTACCTTGAGCCCCATACGCTCAACGTCCCGAGCACTGACCATGAACTTTTTGCACTTGCAGCCCCATCCGTTCTGCGGGGTATGCGTCGACCACCAGGCGTCATCAAGCGGCAGCACCGTGCCATTCCAGGCCAAGTGCTGAGGTCGTGGATTGGCGCTGTCACCGTGACGGTAGAGTCCATAGGGCCGTTTCTTGCGCAGTTCTGGGTCGGCCATCTGCGCTTCGCGCCCCGCGTTGTAGGACTGCCGCAGGTTCGTTTCAAAGATGGTGCGGGTCCGCCAAGCCCGGCCGCCGTTGTACTCCCAGCCGTGTTGGCCAACGATCCTGTCGAAGTCCGCCCTGAACTGCTCCAGGGTGCGCCCGGTTGCAATGGCTTTCTCCACGGCGCCGCGCATGTCAGTCAGCAGATCGCGCCTGGTTGCCCCGGCTACGACAAACGCCCAGTCGTGCTCAGCCGCATACAGATCCGTCCAGGCGCGGGACGGCAGACTTGTCTTGCCCTTGAAGTAGTCGATCTGCTGTTGAAATGGCAGATTGCCATGTGATACTGCCATTTTTCACCACACAAGGAGTTGGAAGATGGGAAGAGTTAAAGCCGTTCTCTACAGGTTCGCTGACTGCGAATGCCGCAATATCGCCGGGGGCCTTGATCCTATCCCGGCAGGGATTTATCCCGTCGCCGAGTTGGACGTGGTATCAGTCGCCGTAGGGCCAAATAAACTTGACCTAGACAAGACCGCTTTCGACCTCCTTAAAGCAGAAGGCAAAGTGACTAACCTGCTCTAAAGCCCCCTGAGCACATCGTCTCTGCCAGCCAGACTCGCCGCCGCCATGCCATCAGCCATGGCGTTGGCGAGCTGGTTGGTACTCATCGCTGGGTATGCCTCAATGAGGCGGTCACGCAACTCCTCCAAGCTGGATACCGAGTCCACTATTTTCTTAATCGCATCCACCATGTCATCCATTGGAGCCGCGGCGGCCGCTTCCAGCGTGACGACCTGGTTATCCACAATATCTGGTACCTCAGTCCGGGCCGCTTGCTGCTCGCGGTTGAGCGCGGTGGCTACTGGAGTCTCAGATGCAGCCGGCGCGCCGAGCACCTCAGCGTCCTTTGCTGGCTCAGGGATGCCGAACTTGTCACGCACAACTGACTGCTCAATTTTCAGCCCCAACGGGACAAAGGTCTCCACGGCCTTGATGAACAGCTCAAGGTTTTCAGGCTTCGGCACATCAATGATCAACTTCGGGTAAGGCCGACCTGGTGCAAAGTTCAGGTCACAGAAAGCCCGCACGAACATCCGGTTCAACGTGTTCGACTCGGCCTTGGCATCGGCCTCCAGCAGATCCAGCCGCACCTCGTTATGCACCTTGGCCTGAGCCAGACTGGCCCCGTCGTCGGCGCTCATGGTCTGGCCGACAATGGCCTTGGACATTTGCTTGTCCCACCACTCGGCCAGCCCTTTAAAGAAATCACCGGCACCATTGACGTTGGCTGCCTGGGTGAAGTCGATGCGCATGGAGTCAGGAATAACTGCGGCCGCGTCGCTCCCGAGGTTGGCCACTGCCGACATGAGCACGCCAATGTCATCCCTGCTAGCGTTAGGCCCATAGCGACCCACACGCATCGGAATTCCGTAGATGTCGGCAAATCCCATCCAGTCCTTCCAAGTCCACGCCTTGCACATGTAGCCAACTGCGGCCAGGCGTGCCAATCCGCCACGGATCGGCAGGCCGGCGCGCAGGCGCGGCCGATGCTCAATAAACTTGTAAGGGGCCAGCGCAAGGCCGTTGATCATGTCGGCCTCATCAAGCAGGCGCAGCTCCTGACCTGTCTCCCGGTCAAACATGAAGAAACGTGGGTCCCGCCACACGAAGCGCTCAGGCATCCACGCCTTGCCGCTGCGATCCCACATGATCTCGACCACTGAGTAGCCTTTGCCCAGCGCGTCAGTCAGGTCGGTTTGTAGCTCGCCAAACTCGGGCGACTCCACTACCTCGCGCAGCATGTCTGCTCGGCGTACGTCTTCGGCATCATCAGTTGCCGCCTCAACGCGGATGTTGAGCCCTGCAAGAGCAAGCTTGCGCGTGCCAAGCACGGAGGCATAGTGCAGGTCTCGCTCTTCCATTTCTTCGGCAAGCGTCAGGTAGTCGCGGGCGTCACCTTCGGTGGCCGCATGTAGCAATGCTGCGAGCCGACCTGGAGTTAATCCGGCCGCCACCGTGGGGTGCCAAACCTGGCGCACGCCGGTTACACGCGGCGCAGCCACTTCCTCGGTGAGCTGATCGTATTCGATGGCGCGACCGTATTGGTCGACGATGGGGGAACGTGCCATTACCAGATGCCTTTTCCAGAGCGCCATCCCGCGCCATGCTTGACCTGTCGATCATGCTGGGCCGTGGGTGCAACGCGGTGATATTCGAAGATCTCTACTTCTTGGCGACTGGCGAAGTCGCCCAGGACTAGGGCAACGCCCGCGTCACCGTGACGCTTGTCGCCGCCTTTCTCTGTGGTGCGCTGCTCGGGGATGCGTGCCACACCTTTCACCACCCGGAAAGCCCGTATGTCACCGGTAACGTCCTTGTCGGCGGGGATGCCGTAGAGGGTGTCGTCTTCCAGCGCGGCCTTGAACGGCGGCATGTTGTCCCGATACCAGCCCTCGGTAAGCATGACCTGCTCGATGCGGTTGAACCCAAATTCAACGGCGGCAGATTCGGCGATCTGCTGGCCGTTGCCTCGGGCGTCATGCGCGCCTTTGAGGAAGTTGGGCAGGCGCCGAACGATGTAGAACAGGATCTGCTCTTGCTGCTTGAACGGTACGTTGCGCATCTCCAGCACGAACGGCGTGCGCTTGCGCAGGTTTTGCTCCTTGAGCAGGGGCCAGAACACCGAGAGGTCGCCAGAGCGAGCGAAGTCCATCCCGTAAAAGCTTTGAACGTCGGTCGGCAAAGCCTTGAGCAGCGGCAGCAGCTCACGCTCACACCACTCCAGCGACTCAGCCATACGTATATGTTCAGGGGCTGTCTCATACCCCTGCGGGTATTTCAGGCGCAGCACCGGGGAGTCCCGACTTGTGCGAGTCTCGACCAGAGCTAGCGACAGGTACGCGCCGCCGCCCTGGCTGGGCACGCAGTCCAACTCTTCGGTGGCCGCGTCGCCGTAGAAGCTGTACACGTCCGCGACCCAAGCGTCCTCTTCTTCCTGGACGTGAGGGATACCACGGCGCATACACACCCGATGATACAAGCCCTCGGCCACCGCCTCGCTGAAGGTGCAGCGGAACAGATGGCCCTTACGCTTCCCGGCGCGGATCTCTTCTATCAGCTCGTTGAAAGCGTTCTCTGTGCCGTCATGGGTGCTGATCACATGGACCTCACCACCCCAGATCAACAGGGCAAGCGCTGCCTTCAGCAGCTCGGCCAAATCCTGGTGGAACGCCGCCTCATCAATCACCACCACACCCTGACGACCCCGCAAGTTGCTCGGGCGACTGGTGAGCGCCACGATGCGGTGCCCCGAGGGGAACACGATGGTGTAGGTCTTGATGTGCTTCTCTTTGTCCTTGCCCTCGTCCGGCCAGATCCCTTCCTCGATCTCGCCGGCCGCGTAGTCGAAGGCCCGCGCCCACATGGCGCAAGCCTGGATGTATTCGACCGTCATGTCCTGGTTGTAGCCGAGGTAATAAACGGTTTGCCCCCCAGCGCTCTTCGCCGCAGCAGCGACTAGGACGTTGTCGGCGGCCTCAGCCCAGGTCAAGCCGATACGCCGGGACTTCTCGCCCACCTTCAGCGGCGCCCGGATACCAATCCACTGCTGCTGGTAGGGGAGCAGGACGACCGGAGTCGTGGACTCGACCTCCTGCCTGAGCGCCTGCGTGAGCGGGTTAAGGGCATGGGTCATCGCGCTTCGCCCTCGCGGATCGCCCGAATCAGCGCTGCCCGGTACTGCCCTAGAGACTGAAACGACGCCGCATAGCCGTCATCACGAATGAGGCTCAACAGCGAACAACGCACCGAGTCAGGCAGCGGTGCGTCGTCCAGCTCGACCAAAGTCCTGGTTTTCCACCCAGCAGCACGGGCAGATGCCAGGCTCTGCTCGTTGGCGTCCAACCAGAACTCATCGTCATCGCACCATTGATGGATGGTCTTCACGACGCCACCCCCAGAATCTCGCGGCGGATTTCGTCCACGGTCTTGGCACTGAGCCCACCTTTTTTGGCGATCTTCTCAACCTGGTTGGCTGCGGCCTCGGCTCGGGCGCGAACCTCTGTCTTCCATTTCGCCTGGACGACAGAAGCCCGGCCCAGCTCGGCAACGGCCTTGGCCACCTTAGGTAGGTCCATCTTGGCATCGTCGCCGGTGGCCATCAGCAGCTTGAACAGATGCTCTTGCACCAGGCGCATCAGCGCCTCGTTGACAGCACCTTCATCGTCCGGCGCTGCCTGGACAACGGCCTTGGCCTGCTCGCTGGACATCTTCAGGGCGGCCAGCTTGTCTTCGAACTCACTACCGTAACGGTGCAACGCGCTCTTGCCGATGGAGTAGCCACGCGACTCCAGCTCGGCCGACAGCAGCTCATAGCCGCTGAAGTTCGACTCCACCAGGGACTGATCCAGCCAGGCTTTAATCTCCGGCGGCAGCGTAGTGACCTTGCTACGCGGCGGCATTACCAGTACTTCACTGGGCGAG